ACGACGAGCGCCAATCTCCAGCTCCTCGAAGAAGCGGCCAATGCCGATCTGGCCTGGATGATCGAAACGGGGATCGCGGACTCGGTCGCCGCGGCTGCGCGGATCACCGCCCCGAAGCGGATCGAATTCGACGTCGCTATCGTCATCGGTGACGAGACGTTTCCCTTCACGTTCGAAGAAACCTGGACGGCCTCATGAGTCTATCAGTCCCAACGACCCAGGAAGTCACGGAGACGATCGTCGCGCAACTCGAGGCGGCGCTATCCCAGACGATCCCCCTGTTGCCGAAGTCGTTCACCCGGGTTCTGGCGAAGGCGCTCGGAGGCGTTTTCGTCCTGATTTACAAATACGCCGGCTTCGTCTTCCTGCAGCTATTCGTTGCGTACGCGACGATGCGAGAGACGACGATCAACGGCGTAGTGATTCGGCCGCTCGTCGAATGGGGAAGGCTGATCGGAGTTGGGGATCCGGATGATGCGACGCGCGCGGAACTACTGATCGACGTCACGGTCACCGACCAAACGGGCGATCTCGCTGGCGGCTCCCATCTCCTCCGGTCCCAAACGGGCGTAGGGTATCAGACGATCACCACGGTTCCGCTGGATGCCGCGACCGTGCAAGTCACCATTCGGGCGACGAGCGATCAGCAAGGCAACGGGGGCGAAGGCGTCATCGGAAACCTGGAGCCCGGAGACGAGGTCTCGTTTGTCAACCCGCTCCCGAATATCGTCCGCGTCGCGGTCGTCGACTCCCAGACCGTGCAGGCTGCGGACGCGGAGTCGGAGGAAAACTATCGCCGCCGCGTGATGGAGCGATTCCAGGCGAAGCCGCAGGGCGGCGCATACGCCGATTATCGAGTGTGGGCGACGAGCGTCGAGGGGATCATTCGGGCGTACCCCTACACCGGGCAGGACCCCGGAGAGGTGGACGTTTTCTGCGAGGCGACGGAGGCGAGCTCGGGGAGCCCGGACGGGATACCGACGGGCGCCCAGCTGACGGCGATTTACGACGCGATCCAGCTCGACGAAGCGGGGACGGCAACGCGGCGGCCAGTCGGAGCGGCCGTGAACGTCTATGCAATCACACGGACTGCGTTCGACGTCGACGTCGACGGCCTCGACGTATCGAGCGCCACGGAGACGGAGGCGACGGTCAAGAGTCAGCTCGACGCGGCCGTCGACGAATACCTCCGCGGTCGGGAACCATTCATCGTCGGGCTATCCGTCCTCCCGCGTTTGGACCGGATCACCGAAGCGGGCGTGTCCGGCGTCGTCGACGCGGTCCTCGATGCGACGGGCGCGGTAGCAACGAGCGTCACGGTGGAGAAGGGCGGGACGCCTCTCATCGCCTACACGCTCGACGATGGCGAGAAGGCAAAACTCGGAGTGATCTCCTACGGGTGACAAATGGCACTGAATCCACAGCTCGCATACCCCGCCCAAATCACGACGGGCGATCCAGGCTACCCATACGGCAAGGCCCAGAACGACATCGTCGAAGGCGACGGAGTCGGCTCCCCGCTGGAGCGTCAGATTTACAACGACATTTTCGGGTTTCAGCAGTCGCTCCTGGTCGATGCTGGAATCACGCCGTCCGGCACTCCCGACGAGGTCGGCGCGTCCCAGTACATGGCGGCGCTCGAGGCGCTCGCGCGGTACTGGGCCGACGACGAGCTGGGCGGGGAGATCGATCAGAATGCGGCGGACATCGCGACGCTCGAAACCTGGCAGAACGCACGGATCCCGCAGAGCTGGGGGCTCGGAGTTCCATTCGTCATCACGGCGAACCTTTCGAACCGCTTCAATTATCTGAGCGTGACGGCTGGAACGGTGATCGAGCAGGTTTCGGTGGGAAGCGTCGGCAGCTGCAAGATCCCCTTCCAGCTCCCCTACCCGACGATGCGGATCAAAGCCAACTCGTTCAAGTGCTACGCCATCGGATCCAGCGGACACGGCTCGCTCCCTCAATTCATGCCGTCGGCAAACCTCAATTTCTTGGGGCTCTCCGGAGATGCGGGAAGCATTGCGATTGCAACCGACACATCGGCGACGCCGGCGGCGTACGAAGTCGAACACGCACTGAACGCAACTCACGCGGCGTTCGACCTGTCGGTGCTCCCTAATCAGATGTGGCGACGCTGGGAGGTAGAGTTCAAGGGCGAAGGCGGATCGAATTCGCAAGTCGGGCTTCGGCTGATCGCAGCGATTCTCTGGTTGGAAGATATTCCCTGACGAGCGACCTGGATCCCCATGGCTCTGTTTTCGCTTTTCAAGCGCCTGCTACCTGACGCGACGGCGTGGCGCCTCATCATCGACCGAACGCTCCGGGACTTCTTCACCGGCCTGTCGGGAGCGGCGGAGGATGCGCGGACGTTCGTCGACGAGGTTTTCGAAGATCTCTGGCCAGCGACGACGCGCGAGCTCGACCAATGGGTTCATCAGTTCGGAGTGTTCACGAGTGCACTCGACACCGCGGCGACGAAGCGCTCCGATCTCGACGCAGCCTGGAAGGCGCAAGGCGGACAGGATCCTTCCTACATTCAGACGGTCGTCCAGGAGGCAGGCTTCCCGCTTTACTTGCATGATTGGTGGTCCTCAGGTCCGGGGCCGTACGTCCCACGGGATCCGCGCGACTTCACAAATCCAGTCCGGATCGGACTCTGGCGTTGCAGTGCGTTTGCGAGTCAGCCGCGTTGCTCCAGCGGGGAAGATCCGGGTGGCTTTCCGATCGTGCAACCGCGTTGCAACGCGTTCCTGGCAAACAACACCAACTATCTGGTGAACCTGAATCTGACGCGCCGAGCGCCGCCCCCGGTTCCCGACGATCCGGCGCTGTGGCCTTTCTTCGTGTACTTCGGACCGGAGACGCTGACGCCCGGTTCTCTCGTTTCGATCCCGAACGATCGACGCACCGAGCTCGAGCGGCTCCTGCTGAAACTCAATCCGACCCAGCTCTGGATCGTCATCATGGCGGATTATGTGACCGAGGGCGTCTTCGACGCCACCTTCGACGCCACCTTCGAGTGAGACCATGACAGTCAAAACACGAACTGAACTGAGCGACGCGGCCGTCGTCATCCGCGACGAAGCCGTCGCCGGCGCGAACACGGCCGGCAGAGTCGGCGGATTCTGCAAGGATCTAGTCGACTCGACGGCCCTCTCGAACGAGATCGAAATTACCGCGACGGCGGTCGCAACGACGGCGGTCGGTACACTCTCCGGAACGACGACGACGATCGACGGGATCCTCCTGAACGGGGCCGGGACGAGCGTCGCGCTCCTGACTGCCGAATCGACGCCAGCAAATAACGGCGTTTGGGTGATCCAGTCCGGTCCGTGGACGCGTCCGGCAAACTACGCGGCGGGCTCGAACGCTGGCGGCAAGCTCGTCACCGTCCAGCAGGGAACCGTTTACGCGGACACGGTCTGGCTTTGCACGGCGGACTACCCGAACGACGTCGTCGACACGGACGGAACGACGTGGGAGCGGAAGGGCGTCACCCAGCCGGTTATCGGTGAAAACGACCGGATGGCCTTCGCGCAAGCGCTCGCGATCGTCTATGCGACCGGCGTCAAGATCCTAAATCCAACGGGCGCGCAGGATGGGATCTCGCTGACGACGCTAGCCGTCGGGGGAGCGACGACGACGACCGGCGGCGTCCGGCTGGCGAATGACGTCCACATCCGCGCGGACGGCGCGTCGACCGGTGTCGATCTCATCGGCTGGAACTCGACACTGTCGGCGATTGAGATCGGCAAGGAGAGCCAGGCTTGGTCGTCGAGTGTCGTGATTCATTCGGGTGGTGTTGGCTTGTCGACGACGAGCAGCACGAGCGCGACCGCGCGCACGCTGCAAATGACCGAGAACAGGATCACCTTCCAGTCAACCACGCCGCTCACTGCAACGGGTGCGTTGACGAATTGCCAGATCGGAATTGTGACAGCGCCGGCTGGAGAGAATTCGGCGGACCTCGATATCTATGCCGGCAACGCTGGATCGGGCTCGGGCGACGCTGGCGGAACGCTGACAATCAAGGGCGGCGTCGAGGATGGCGCCGGGCTGAGCGGTCCGGTCGTCATTCAGAGCGGATCGACGCAGGTCGGGGAGTTCGCCATCGACGGCAATGGCGAGCATTTGGCGCTGAGTTCTGCCGCGGTCGCTGACGATGGGCATCTCCGAGGGCCCGAAGGTTTCGCGATCAAGGGACTGAACACCGGCGGCTCGACGACCGTGAACATGGTGGGACTCGCTGGAAACTTCCTCAAGTTCGGGGACGACACTGGAATCAGCGGAGCCATTTACGAAATCGCCACTGGAGTGCACGAATTCGAGGTCGGTGGCAGCGACGCGGTCCGAATCGGGGAAACGTTCATCGAGATCGACCTCGTCGCAACTGCCCCGGTGATTCGACAGGAGGGGATCGCAACTGGAACGATCGACGCTGAGACGCTCACGATTCTCGCGCAGTCGTTGTCTGGCACGGCCGAAGGCGACGGCGGGGATCTGCTGGTGCAAGCGGGCGACGCGAACACGGACACGGCCACCGATCACGATGGCGGAAACGTCATCGTCCGCGCCGGAGCGCAAGCGGCGACCGGCGCGAATGGCGCCATCATCATGCAAACGGACGGAGCGACGGCGACGGAAATCGCGCGCTTCGTCCACGACGGCAATCATCGGCGACTGCAAGCCCCGAGCGTCTACAGTGAGAACTTCTGGATCGAGGTCATCGGGGAACCCGGCAGCAACGAGCTCGGCTCATATCTCTGGCTCAAGGCTGGCAAGGGAGGCGTGAACACGGGCGTGAGTGGAGACGGCGGGGACGTCATCATCGAGGGTGGCACCGGCGGAGATGGCAGCACGACGAACGGGGACGGCGGCGACACTCGGATCCGCGGTGGGCCCGTCGGCACTGGGGGATCCGGCGGAAGCGCCGGGGTGGTCATTCTCGAGACGTCGACCGGAACCGATGTGCTCCGAACGACGACGGCCGGCGGCGTCATAATCCTCGACGACCTGCAGCTCGACGGCGCTCTGAACCACGACGGTTCGACGGCTGGATTTTTCGGGACGACGCCAATCTCCCAGCCGACCGCATGGGATGCGATCACGGACAACACTACAGGCACGGCAACACCAACGTGGGCGACGGCGAAGAACGCCGCCGCGGCCGCTGATTACGGCGGGATGAAGGTCACCGACAATTCGAGCTCGACGACGATCACTAATCAAAACGACTGGTATCAGTTCACCGAGTTTTCTGCGAACATGCCGGCCCGAGGCGTCGTTCCGGACAGCACGACGGATCATGATCTGACGATCGCCGTCGCTGGCGATTACGAAATCCACGCAGATTTCAGTTTCTTCGGTGGCAATATCGCAGACTACGAATGGGGGATCTTCGTCGACGGCGTGCTTCTCACAGATTTCAAATCGCGCCGTGACATCGGGACGGCGAACCGCGCCGGGTTCGGAGCGATTTCGGGGATCGCCACACTCGCGGCCGACGATGAGGTGACGCTCCGGGTTCGCTGCACGTCAACGAGCTCAACGTCCGTGACGGGGGAAGATGTGCGGCTGTGGGTGCGTCAGGCAGATACCACGCCGGCGGACGCGGATATCTGCGACAACATCCACGCGCAGATTGCGGAGAATGACAACGCGATGAGGACGAAGTTCGGGAGCACGTCCGGGCTCGGCTTGGTCAATACCGGCTGAGGCGCGATGGAGTGGCGAAACATTCAGGCGGTCGTGCCGGCAGTCGTTTCGATTCCGGAGCGGTCGCGGTCGCTCGGTTTGCTGTTGGCGGCGCTCGCGCGCCAGTGTCCGGGATTGACGGTCACCGTCGCGCCACAGTGGCAGACGCGTCCGGGCGTCGAACCCCGAGCGGCCTTCGAGGCGATCGAGCAGGCGCTCCGTTCCGTGTGGGCTCCCTGGGTTTTCTACTTCGAGGAGGACGTCGAGCTTTCGCAGACCTTCGGGACGGCTGCCCTCGACGTCCTGAAGAGCGCCGAGCCCGACTGGGCAGGCGTCTCGTTCTTCTCCAGGGGCCGTGGTGACCGGCGCCGAATGGCGGACGGCGAGCGGATCGTCGTGTCCATGCCGTTCGTGTATGCGCAATGCGTCGCGGTCCGGCGGGAGGTCGCCGAGTACTGGCGCGGGAGGATCCTCGATTGGTGGGACGCCGCTCCGCGCGGGAAACAGAAAGCGCCGGATATGGCGCTGAGCGACTGCTGCGAGGAGCTCGGCAGGAACATCGTGACGAGCCTCCCGAGCCTCGTGCAGCATCGCCGGATCCCGTCGGCCTTCGGCCATGATACCGAAGGCGTCTATGCTCTCACCTTCCCCGGATGACGCGAGGCTCCGAGCCGGAATTTTGCAGCCAATCACCGAACGCGTATGATCGCCGGGCCCCTCGCGGGCCAACAGGCTCGAGCGGATCGTAGACGTGAGACCGGTGGACCCCCACCGCTCAGAGCGTCGCGGACGCCCCGGCCGGAGGAATCAGACCATGCGCAAAATGTCCAAAGACGAAGCGAAACGAAACATCCGGCAACTCATGCTCGTGCAGTTCCCTCCCCCCGTCTCCGGAGACGCGGAGCTCCCGACCGGCGGATCGGTGGATCAGGAATGGGGAGGGATCCAGCTCCTGATCTATTGCAAGCGGACACAGCCGCAATTTACGTCAGACCGAGAAGGGCTCGACGCGTGCACCCGCATCAATATCGCAGTCGACGGCAAGAAGAACGACGATCCGATCTATCTCGAATGGCAGGATCTCTGGCGGTTGCTATCTGCGCTCGACAAACCGCGCAACGGATATCCAATCCATCCGCCGGAGCGATGCATCCCGTTTATCGAAGCGCTCGAGGATGCGGAGGAATACGTTCAGACCCCACCGGACGAGGCAAAGGCAGAGGCGAAAGTCGAGCCGAAGGAGTTGCCGCCGGCCGAGGCGAGATGACGAATTGAGGGAAACCGATGACCGTCCCCGAATTTGTGACCGGCGTCCTGAATGCCGGATGGAACTGGCTCGAGCTCCAGCATTCGGCGCTCCCCTGGATCCTGATCCCCGTGCTGGCCTGGCTCGTCAACTGGGCGATCCGGACGTGGGTCCCGGGTCTCTGGGAATGGCTGACCGACCGGATCGGCCCCCGTCGGGCCGGCCTGTTTCGCAAGCTCGTCCAGGCCGCGCCGTCGGTCGCAACGGGAGCGGTCATCGTAGCTCTGGCCAAAGGGGAACCCTACGGCGACATCGTCCAGGGGGCACTCGTTGCCCTCGGGGCTCCGCTCTGGCACGAGGTCCTGAAATGGGCGACGAGCAAGCTCCCGGGACCGACCTACCGCGGCGGCTCCTTCCCAGCTGCCGGCGGCGCTCCGCCCAAATCCAGGAAACCGGGCGGCCCCGGCTCTGTCGTCCTCGTCCTGCTCTGTGCCCTGGCACTGACGGGTTGCGCGTCGACGCTGACGGAAGCGCGGTCTGAGAGGCTCTCAGCGGCTCCCAGCGGGAAGCCCGCCGGGCCGGCGCTGGCGGCCCCGGAGCGCTGCGAGAGTCTCGACGACCGGCGGACCCTTTGGGGAGCCGTGGCCAAGGGCTCGGCCTTCCTCGCTGGCGGCAATGGGCTCGGAGCGGTGACGGCCCCGGAGGATCCTCCGGAGCTCCGGACCGGACTGGGCATCGCCGGCGCGGCCTTCGGCGCTCTCGCGGCCGGCGCCATGTGGCTCGAACAGGCGTCTGACGCTGCCTGGGTGCGAGAATGCGAGCGCTAGGCCTCGTCCTCGTCGCCCTGCTCGCGGCCTGTACCTGGCGCGATGGGAGCGGCCCGCTGCCTCCTGGACCCGTCCCCGAGCCTGATCCGGCGCCAGTCCCCTCCGACCCCTGCGACGAGGCAGAGGCGACGCTCTGCCGGCTGGAGTGCACGACCGAGACCGGTGCGAGTCTCTGCGAGGGGCCGACCGGCGTCCGCTTCGGGCCGCGATGTCGAAGCGACCGGGCCAAGGGGATCGGATGGGACGCGGACTGCCTGGCCGGAATCACGGATTGCAGCCAAGTCGACGCCGCCGCGTCCGGTGAGCTCTGCGAGGATGGACCATGAAGCTCGGCAAGCTACCGAAGGTCGACGACGCCCGAAATCTCCGGATGGCGAACTATCTCGACGGCCGGCGGCTCTCGAAGCTCCCGCTCTCGAAATCGTGGTCGCCAGCCGTTCACCGGTG